AAAAGAATTTAGTGACCCCACAGGCCCTTATGCAGGCAAGGAAGCAGAAGGTTGGGCCTTTGGTGGCGCTAATATGTGTAAAATGGATATCACTCTCAAGCGCCTAATGACACTTAGAGAAGATGGTTTGCTCAAGGGCAAAAACTGGATCCACTTCTTGGGTACAGCACAGTTAGATTGGTCATGCTATCTAACATTAATTCAACGACAAATCAGGAAACACATTAATGAAGAAATTACCATCTCTTTTGATTGCGCCTCACCGTTTATCGCCACAGCGCACGGACTTGTCTACACAAATGCAGTCCACACGCCAAAAAGGTGGAGTGTTATTATGGACAAGGCGCCAGATAACAAATCACTATCAGGATCAGATATCCCGTTCCCATTCGAATCGTCAATCGGTCGCCGACTAACAATGGCTGACATTGCCTACTATAATTTAGGCGAACGTAAGACTGATGCAGAATTAAAAGGTGCTAAGTTTGATCACTTAAATCCAGACCACTATCATGTTGTACCTAGACTTAATAAGTTAGGTAAAATCCCAAACAAAACATCGTGGGACAGTTTTGCCTATGCTCTAATGATGGGCCATAATGTCGAGTGCCATATTGTTGCAGTACAACGTGCTCAACAGTTGATGGACATTGAGATTGCCAAGGTTAAGGATCGCCTAACTTGGAAACAATGGAAGAAAGTCAAAGGTTCTGATATGAGTGACGAACACAGTGATTGGGTTCCTCGCAATATCTTGTACTTTGCAAGTTTAATTGAAGATTTGTTTAATACAAAAACAAAAACAGAAGCATTTGAAATGATTGAAAAGGCTGGTCCTTTCTTACGTAGTTTAGAAGGTGCTCGTCTACAGGGAGGCCCTGCACAAAATACATTCGGCAGTTTGTTTGAAATCGAGCAAGTTACTAAAGTAGAAGAAATCGATCTTGCTAATCCAGACGATGACGAATTACGTAAACTTGAAGAAAATCTAGGAGAATAATATGGCAATTTGGACTATTAGAACACACTACAAAAAATCGTGTGAACAAATCGAATATTTTTATAACCGTAAAATTGACGGTGCTAAAATTATTGTGCAAGACGGTTTCCGTTTTGCAGAATTTACCATCGAAACTACAGATGACAACTTTCCAGAGTTAGAATTTACCGAAGTACCGGGTGGCGATGGTGCCAAGGATAGTATCAATTTATATGATTGCTGTACAGGTAATATTGAAAACGCTGAACTTGTAGAAATGTTTGACGGCGGTTGCTGGGGTGATATCGAAATCGAAGGTCTTGATGAAGAGGAAGAAGAACGTCTGCGAGAACTCATAGAAGAAGATGGTGCATACGCATTAGAAGAAGATGGTGACGGAGATTGGTATTTAAGCGATACAGACTGTTGGGTTTGGGGACCTATCGAAATTGAAGATGAAGAAGGCAATGTCCGTATCATCTGTGCAGATGAAGATGGTAATGTTATAGACTTTGTAGAGGAAGAATGATGGATAAGTTTTTTGAATGGTTTGGTCGTAACCGTATAACGATCGGCTATGTAGTTGGCGGTGCTAACGTAGGTTCAGGCATTGTGCAAATTATCAGCGGAAGTTTTTGGGAAGGAACAGTATGGTTAATCTTAGGGGCAGTAATAATCTTAGATTCAAGGATGTTTAAATGAGTAAGGTATATCGTATCAAACCATTAGAAAAGAAAAGTATCAGTTGGGAAATTGAGATGTTCCGCGAAAATGCGGATGGCAGTGTTTCTTGGTTTAACATCAGTGACAACTATCGTTGGGGTCAAGGATTTGTTGAAGAAGATATGGATTGTAACTTACCTTGGGAAGGTGATATTACAGCCCATGCTAAAACTGATTGCGGTTGGGGTGCAGAACTAGAAGATCAACATGCTTGCTGGTTTGAGTACAGCGACGATATCACGCAAGAAGAACGTGACCAAATTGAAGAAGCATATCACGAAGGTGGTGCAGGTTGGTTGTTCGATGGCGAGCATGATTGGCAAGTAGAAGATGATTATTTAATTATTGCCTCGCCATATCAAGTTGATCTGTGTGATGAGGATGGTTCTATCATTGAAGAAAACATCAAACTTAAACAAAGACCGGACCCAAGCAATGCTTGGCCTTTTAGTAACGGAGAATAATATGGCAACACGTAAAAAGAAAGAACAAGACCTCAGCAGGGTGGTTAAAGGCAGTCACTTAACAGTTACTACTTTTTCTGACGGTACTACTAAACTAGAATGGGATTGGGATGCATTGGTCAAGGAAGTTAGAGAAGCATGTAAAGATGCCGAACTAACGGCTATAAAACCAAATATACAGACAAAAGCAACACGTAAGAAAAAAGATTTGGCAAAATAATTAGTTGCATATTAATACAAAATACACTATACTAATAATATGAAACGAGATTATACAACCGGCGAAGCAGATAATGTTCAGTTCTTCACTGGTATTGAGATTGAACATACTCCTGCTTTTGGAAAATTAACATTGTTTGTCACAGGTATACATCCAGTAGAAGAAATTGCATCAAACTTAAACGGTGCAGAACATATCTTCTTTGGTGCTAATCACAGTTTTAATCCACAGACTCCAGAAGAATGGGATCAGTGGCAAGATATGATTCAATTCTTTTTAGACAAAGACTATCTATGTTCATTAGATATTCCGTTAAATCAAGTTGAAGAATTTAATGACGGTGGTCTAAACGAGTGTGATAATTTTATTCCGCAAATTCGAGTACCTATTCCTTATATTAAATTGTGGAATTATAATACAATGCTTAAAATAGATGACAAAGATTTTAAGGCAACTAATCCTGGTGTATGGTCACATAGTCTACATACACTAATGGATCGTGGTAAGTTTACAGACTGGGCACAATATAAAAATGACAAGGCAATTAAATGATTAATTCTAAAATTACAAAAACTGTTCAACAACAGACTGCAGAAGAAAAATTGTTAAAATTATTAGAAAGCATTGACTGGAAACTTTGGGAAATGTATAATATGATGAAAGACAATCTTCCAGAACAATCGAAGACTACAGCAAAAACTAAATCAACTAAAAAGGCTGCAGAATGAGTGAAAATATGATTTGGGTTACTTTCCGTAAGGAAGGTATTCATATGTATCCGGCAGCGGCCACAGATCCAAAACTTGCCACAGGTGATGAATATGATGTTAGTTTCTTAGGAACACCACATCGTCATATCTTTCATTTCAAAGTTTATATTGCGGTATTTCATGATGACCGCGATATCGAATTTATTCGATTTAAGCGTTGGCTCGAGAAGTGCTATAATGATGGCACACTTGAACTTAACCACAAATCCTGCGAGATGATCGCTCGTGAATTAAACGAGACTATCAAAGCAAGATATCCAGGTCGTGAGACTTGGATTGACGTAAGCGAGGACGGTGAGAATGGCTGTTTCCTCAAATTTATTAACAACATTTCTTATATGGAATCTTAAAATGGCACAACCCGCCTACATTCAAAAGACGCTTCGTATGAAGCCAGAAGTTACTCGCATTTTCGATGACTTGGACAATTGGCTCGACTACTGTCGTTTCAACCTTATCGCTTTTAATCCCAGCGATATGTATAGGTCTGATGCGTACAGAAATTTCCAACGTGGTCAAGAATACCTTGAACGCAAGGCTCGTCGTGAAGGTCGAGCACCACGCCAGGGATCTTAAAATGGCAAACGTTTTCCTAGTTGATTTGGAAAGCGTAGAAACTAGGTACACGGGACAATGGAAGTCTCATGTACCTAATCTACTTAAAAAGGCAGGACACAATGTTCAAATTATCTCTGGTCCTACGGACATTCCTAGTGCCACTACTCCTGGCGCCTTTCTTAATTTTGGCGGCACTAATATCTACAAGTCTGCACAAGTTGAGCAGATGGGTAGGTTGTTTTGCAACGGATCCGTTCATCCCGGCGACCACTTTGTTTTTACTGATGCTTGGCATCCGGGCATTATAAACTTAAAATACATGAGTGAACTATTGAATATTCCAGTAGTTACACATGGATTATGGCATGCTGGTAGTTATGACCCACAAGACTTCTTAGGTCGGCTTGTAGGAGATAAACCCTGGGTTAGGCATGCTGAGAAGAGTTTTTTTCATGCATTTGATCACAACTACTTTGCTACCAAATTTCACATTAAAATGTTCTTTGATAATCTACTACAAGACGGCTACGGGGACGAAGGTCCGTGGAGTACAGAAATGTGGAATGAGTTGTTAGAAGATACAAAATTTATGCTCACAGGTTGGCCCATGGAATATATGGATTCAACATTAACTGCATATAAGAATATGCCCAAACGCGATCTTATATTGTTTCCACATCGTATTGCTCCAGAGAAACAGGTAGAAATCTTTCGAGATTTAAAAGAACAATTACCACAATATGAATTTGTAGTGTGTCAGGATCAACAACTGACTAAAAATGAATATCATAATTTACTAGGTGAAAGTAAGATTGTGTTTAGTGCAAGTCTACAAGAAACACTAGGCATCGGTTGTTACGAAGGTGCTATTGTAGATGCTATACCTATGGTCCCGGATCGATTGTCGTACAGTGAAATGTACTATGACGGATTTAAGTATCCCAGCGAATGGACTCGTGACTGGAATAGTTACTTACAACATAGAGAGGCATTATGCCATCACATTATTGTTACAATGACTCACTATGAAAAACGAGTACCACAATTACATAAACAAGCGCAAGATCTCACAGAAATGTTTTTCTCATGTGGTAATTTGTTAAAAAATATTAAATGAAAAATATAAATTTTGTAACTGAATCTGAAAATATAGATGCAATACCTTGCCCCAGGCCGGCAGTAGAATTTCTACCCGATTGGTATAAAAACATGTCTTCTAAGATGGATGAGAGTAAGCCAAGTCATATCAATAATCCAACTATGAAGATGTGTCCTGGGATTTATGATATATTAAGGATTGGATACATTGTTCCTGCATGGTGTGATTTTTATATAGATTTAACTTCCCCAGAACAAGGAGTTGGATTTGAATCGTCATCTGGAGAAGATTTCTTAAGTGTATTTCCTATCTCTGCAAGTAGAGGATTTTCGTTTCCTGAAGATCACGAGTCATTGTTTCTAAAATTTAGAACTCCGTGGAAAATTCAATCTGATGATAATTTATCTGTGCTAGTTTCACAACCTAAATATCAATACAATTTACCTTATACTATGTATGAAGGGTCAATGGATGTAGGTCCGTTTATTGCAGATATAAATTTTATCATTAGTGTTAAAAAAGGATCTTTTATTGAATTTAAAAGAGGAGATCCTCTAATTCATTTAATTCCATTTGAAACAAATAGTTTTAAATCAACTATTAAACCCATAGATGATTCTATATATGCAGAATGGAAACGTCAAATGAGGGCTATGAAGAGTTATGCACTCGGCGGGTTTTTAAAAACATTTCATAAAACAAAGAAGTTTACATAATATGATATCTTTCTTTTTAAATACACTAGAACGTTTAGACCGTAAACGTATAGTAATGGATAGACAAGACAATGAACCTTACCTCGAACGCTATTATATTTTTCTCAAAGACAGAAAGCATTTCCCCTTCAATGTGTTCATTCACAAATTTCTTAAGTCAGACCCCGATGATGTGCATGATCATCCATGGCCTTACGCTACTCTAATACTAAGAGGCGGCTACTATGAATGGACTCCTGTATTCGATGACAAGGGTTCTAAGATCGGTGAAACACGGCATTGGCGTGGTCCCGGGCACTTCCGTATTTGCAGGTCTAATAGTTTTCACCGTATTGAACTTAAAGTAGGCGTAGACTGCTGGACCCTGTTTATGCCCGGTCCACAGAAACGCGAATGGGGATTCCTTGTTAACAACAAGTGGATTCACAACGACGAGTATCTTACACAAAGGGCAGGTCATGAATAATAAAATCAAAGAAGCATTAGGTATTCTACAAGAAGAATGTGCCGAAGTTATTGTAGAAGTTAGTAAATGTAATCGCTTCGGCATTGATTCACTACATTATAAAACAGGACTAACGCATAACAGTATGTTAGAAATGGAAGTAGGAGATGTACTAGCCTTGGTAGATGTATTAATCGAACAAGGTATACTAGATCAACACAGACTAGAAATTGCCAAAAAATCTAAGATCGAAAAACTAAAAGTTTGGTCAACTATTTTTACAAATTAAATTTTGTAATTTGTTGATCACTTTGTGACACACAAGAAATCATTCCGCATTTCTGAGATACGGTAGGAGGTTTCCATCCGGCATGCCATATATTACCCAAGGGTAGATTATTGCAATCACTGCCAGATACCCAACCTTGTGGTCCAATATTAAGACGTTCTATTCCTGCATTACACATCATTCCCGAATAACTAGGATTTGATTTATTTTTTTCTTGATATCTATCATCCCACGTGGTATCTTCAAAATGTTTTTTTAATTCAACCAGTGGTGATTCTTCTGCAACTTTTCCAGAAATTATAGCCAACTGATTTTCAGTATAAGGAAACATTCCTGCGTCATAACTAGCATTGTTATATAATATAGCCTTACTAACAATGATTTTATAAGTCTTTTCTATTTCTAATGCCCTAGTTAAATCTTCATCAAAGTAATCAGGACGCATCGGTACTATTACATCAATGATTTTATTTTTTGTTATAAAAGTATCTATAATAAAGTTAATGAGAGAAGGATTTTGCCAATAGTGATACGATAGTCTTAGTACATCCACATACGGTTCTATGGCCCACCAATCCATCCATAATTTTCCACCGTTGGTATGTAAGGACAACTTCTCTCCATTTTCTCTTAAATATTTTAATATAGTAACAATATCATTCATATCCAATGGTTCACCACCGCCGATTTCCCATTCGATACGGCGACCCATGTTTGAATAATTTTGGATAATTGTTTGTGCAACCTGTAGATATTCTGGAGTTTCTGGATGAAGAGGACCACCTCTTAAACTAACAGGACAATAACTACATTCTGATTTACAGTAGTCATGCAAATTCCAAGAAATTTTAGTTGTTAAATTATCCATATTATTGTTGACAAACCTAAATAAACTCTATATACTATACTTATATTAAGGACTCACATGAAAATTAAAGTATCTGAATTATTCTATTCCATTCAAGGTGAAGGACGGTTTATGGGTGTTCCATCTGTATTCCTTCGCACATACGGATGTAACTTCACTTGTCAAGGATTTGGTATGCCCCGAGGCGAAGTAAGCCACGAAGCAACAGACATTGCGGCAACTCATCAAATGATTAAGCCATTTACAGAATACAAATCATTGCCGTTGGTTAGTACAGGCTGTGACAGTTATGCTAGTTGGCATCCTGCATTTAAAGATCTAAGCCCAATGATCGAAGTTGACGGGTTGGCCAAAGATATTGTAGCAACATTGCCGTTCGGCGCATGGAGAGATGAGCATCTAGTTATCACAGGCGGAGAGCCGTTGTTAGGTTGGCAGAAGGCTTACCCAGACTTGTTAGAGCAACCAGACATGCGTGGATGTAAGGAGATTACATTCGAAACAAATGGTACAATGCGTCTTACAGAAAAGTTCAAAGAATATCTATCTGTGCGTAGTGGTCACACAGCATTTACATTCAGTGTCAGTGCCAAACTTCCAGCAAGTGGCGAGCCTTGGAAAGATGCTATTAAACCCAAAGTTGTTGTAGACTACGAAAACTATGGTTATGTATATTTGAAGTTTGTAGTGGCTACAGAAGAAGATGTCGAAGATGCACTAAAAGCCACGCAAGAATATAGGGATGCTGGATTACAAGGTCCTGTATATTTGATGCCAGTCGGCGGTGTAGAGAGTGTCTATGCTCTAAATAATAAAACCGTGGCACTAGCGGCTATGAAACACGGTCTTCGTTATAGTGATAGATTGCAGGTTCCGTTATTTAAAAATGAGTGGGGTACCTAATGGGTATTTTAGATCAAGCAGTTATACCAGTTAAAAAGAATACAATGAAACAGTTTATTAAAAAGATATTTGGAATTAAAGATCCGGAGCCAGTCATTGAAAAAGTTGAACCGGTAAAACTTTCAGCCAAAGAGCAAGCAACTGCTAACAAGGAACCGTGGGTTGCTGTATTAGATACTCATGTTAACAAAGACAATATACGCAACGGATTCTTTGAACTTGACTGGAATGAATACTTTGTGTTACAATTAAGAGCGTCCGGTTACAATGGTGAAACGGATGAGGCAATTGTAGATCAGTGGTTCTCCGAACTATGTCGCAACGTTGGAGCAGAAGACGGTATCGAAATGGATCGGAGAGGCAGCGGATTTATTAACATAAACAATTTAGGCAACGGTAGAACTGAGGTTAGTTAATGTCAAAGACATATATTCTTGTAGATACAGCAAATACTTTCTTTCGTGCTAGGCACGTTATTCGTGGAGACTTAAACGATAAGATTGGTATGAGTCTACAAACGGTTCTTGGTAGTGTACGCAAGGCATGGCGTGACTTCAAAGGTGACCATGTCATATTCTTTTTAGAAGGCCGCTCGTGGCGCAAAGACTTTTATGCACCATACAAACGTCAACGCACTGAGGCTCGTGCTAAACATACAGCATCTGAGCAAGAAGAAGAACGAGTGTTTTGGGAAACCTTTGATCAATTTAAGGATTTCATTACTGAAAAAACTAATGCCACAGTTCTGCAACATCCACAACTAGAAGCAGATGATCTCATTGCAGGCTGGATTAAAAGTCATCCAAAAGACACACACGTTATCATCAGCACAGACGGAGATTTTGCACAACTCATTGCTCCTAACGTAAAACAATATAACGGAGTAATGCAGGTTACAACTACTATCGAAGGATACTTTGATGAAAAAGGTAAGTATGTCGTTGATAAAAAGACTAAATTGCCAAAAGGCCCTCCGGACCCAACATGGCTACTCTTTGAGAAGTGTATGCGTGGCGACACCTCCGACAACATCTTCTCTGCTTATCCGGGAGTACGTGAGAAGGGGACAAAGAATAAGGTTGGTCTCCGTGAGGCCTTTGCCGATAGAGAATCCAAAGGATATTCTTGGAACAACATGATGCTTCAGCGTTGGACCGACCACGAAGGTTTAGAACATCGTGTGTTAGATGACTATACTCGTAATGTTCAACTCTGTGATCTTACAGCACAGCCAGATGAGATTAAATCGTTGATTAAAGAAACAATTGATACTGCTATCTCTGCTGACAAGAATGTAGCACAAGTAGGTATTAGATTGTTAAAACTTTGTGCCGAATATGATCTAGTTAAGATCAGCGAGCAGGTACAGAGTTATGCGGAACCATTAAATGCAAGGTACACACAATGAACTCAACAGCAAAAGTATTAATCCCAAATAAAGAATGGTTAGTCCAAGATGGAAAAGTGAAAATAGGAAGTGTTGCCAAAGCCAAGAAAGGATATGTTTTTCTTAAAAAAGGAAAACAAATTAGTTTTAAAGATCTAGCAGAAATCAATGCACAGTTTGGTATTGCTATCTTTGAAGAAAGCATTAAAAAATCTAAAAAAGATATTGTAGAATTTGGTAATTACAGTATCTACGATTTTCCGTGCAGTAGCAAACCCTACGAATCTGTGTACAGCGTTAAAAAGAAACTACCACTCTATGCTAAGAGTGCCAAAAGCAAGAGTCAATATTGTGCAGGCTATTACGTGATCAAGTTTAGAAAAGGATGGGTCAAGAGTTTTTGTCCTAAACTAATTACATTAGAACGCTACCCATTTCAAGGTCCGTTTAAAACTGAAGCAGAAATGAAATTGGTATTAAATAATGTTAATAAAGTATGAAACAATTAAACACACTACCAGTTGAAGACTTTTTAGATAAGACTAGAGTAGCAATTAAATCTAATCAAAAGTCCGTTACCCTTACTATCAAAGAAGCCACAGATCTTCAAAATAGTTTAAGTGTTATTATGACTAGATTAGCCGGAGACATGGATCAAGTCCTAGCATCTACTCAAAATGACGTTATTGAAGTTAAGATGGATGGTGGAAAATTCTAATTAAACCTGCTAAATATATACGCACTTTTCGGAGAAACGTATATATGAGTAGGCCAAAACCCAAAGTCTTGCTAGAAGTTACCAGTAAAAAGACTTATAAAACAGAACAAGTACTAGAAGCGGATGCTATCTGGGCTGTATTCTATCAGGATAAGCCTATTAATTTGAAAACCAGCAGTATTGTAGCACAACAATTAGGTCCAAAATATAAAAAAGTCAGTTTCTCAAATTCCGGACATGCCATTAATCTCGCTGAAAAACTCAATAAGCAATTCAATACCACAGAATTTGCCGTTTTTAAATTGGTAACTGGGGATAAGTTAACCAATGAATCAAAAGATTGACATTACCAAATACGTAGCAGAACAATCTGGATTACCTACTGACGAAAAATCCATTAGAAAACTGGTTGCCCAATGGTGGCAAAATCCACGTAAAAAGGAAAAGGGCGGGCTAAGATTAACCGACGACGGGTTTGCTCGATTAACTACTCAATTTACAGCCCATAAAGTCCGATTTGAAGACCCTATAGAATACACAAATCAACTTATTATCCGTTTGGACAATTTTATTGATTGCCCCTGGTATATTACCAACAAGGCCGTTTTTGTTTTTAATGATAAAATGGCTGTACAACTGGTGTTGTTTTCCGGCAATATTGTAAAATTTAGCACAGCAAAAGCAAAAAACCTAAAATCTGCTTGACATAGAGGTATAATTCGTGTATAATTAATACATACTGAAGCAAGAAGCAATCAGTATTAAATTAACCTAAACACTGAAAGTTTAAAATGGCAGAGCAAATTTCTTCTAATCGTACAGTTACTCCCAACGAAGCAAAACGTAGCCTTCGTAAATGCGTTAAAATTAAGCGTCCAGTATTCATGTGGGGTCCCCCCGGTATTGGCAAATCCGATATTGTTAAACAAATTGGCGACGAACAGGGTCGTGAAGTTATTGACGTTCGTTTGAGCCTTTGGGAACCTACAGATATTAAAGGTATTCCTTATTTTAACTCTATTGAAAACACAATGACATGGGCACCTCCAGCAGAATTGCCCACAGATCCAGAGTCAACTGCTATCTTGTTCTTAGATGAATTGAATTCTGCGGCTCCTGCTACACAGGCAGCGGCTTTCCAATTGGTGTTGAATCGTCGTGTTGGTACTTATATTTTGCCAAAAGGTGTTAGCATTGTTGCCGCAGGTAACCGTGAAACTGACAAGGGTGTTACTTATCGTATGCCTGCTCCGTTGGCTAACCGTTTTGTTCACTTGGAACTTAAGACCGACTACGAAGATTGGTTAAACTGGGCTACCACTAACCGTGTTCACGAACAGGTTGTAGGTTATGTTGGCTTTGCCAAACAAGACTTATACGACTTTGATCCAAAGTCTAGTTCACGTGCCTTTGCTACACCACGTAGTTGGTCATTTGTTAGCGACTTGCTGATCGATGATGACTTGGATGAAGGTACATTGACTGATTTGGTTGCTGGTGCTATTGGCGAAGGTCTGGCTGTTAAGTTTATGGCTCACCGCAAAGTGGCAAAACAGATGCCTAGGCCCGAAGACATTCTAATTGGCAAGGTAAGGAAGTGTGAGATTAAAGAGATTTCCGCTATGTATTCGTTAACAGTTAGCCTGTGCTATGAACTCCAAAGTGCCGATCAAAAGAAGATCAAAGATTGGGACAGCATGGCAGACAACTTCTTTGGATTTATGATGGATAATTTCCCCACAGAGTTGGTTGTGATGGGTGCTAAGGTTGCGTTGACTAACTATCAACTGCCATTTGATGCTACCAAGTTAAAGAACTTTGATCGCTTCCACGACAAGTACGGAAAGTACATTATCCAGGCAATGGAATAAAATTGGCCCGTAAGGGCCTTTTTTACTTGCTCTTTTGATAAATTTACTGTATAATATATACTTAGACACTAACAAGGATACAATATGACATCTGTAATGAAAGCCGAAAAAGTTAAAAAGCCAGTTGTTGCCAAAGAGTATACCTCGGCAGAAAAATCCAAGATTGTAGAAAAATTGGTTACTGCTCGTATTGGATTGCTACTTCGTCATCCATTCTTTGGCAACCTTGCCACACGCATGAAACTTATCGATGCGTCAGACTGGTGTGCTACATTGGCCACAGATGGTCGTAACTTCTATTATAATAACGACTTTGTCAACAAACTCAAACCCAAAGAAGCAGAGTTTGGATTTGCTCACGAAGTGTTACACAATGTATTTGATCACATGGGACGTCGTGATCATCGTGATCCACAGTTGTCAAACATTGCCGCTGACTATGCTGTCAATCAAATCTTAAAAGATGAGCGCATTGGTGAAGTGCCAAGTTGGATCAAGATTTTCCAAGATAACAAATATCGTGGTATGAGTTATGAGCAGATCTATGATGACTTATATGAGAAAGCAGAAAAGATTGACATCGGTTCATTGGGCGAGTTGTTGGACGAACACTTGGACGGTGAAGGCGATGGCGAAGGCGACCAAGATGGTGACGGAGACAAAGAAGGCAAGGGCCGTCCAAAATTAACTGCTGAAGAAAAGAAAGCCATTAAAGACGAGATCAAAGAAGCCATGGTGGCAGCGGCTCAGGCGGCGGGCGCCGGACGTGTTCCAGGTGCTGTGGCACGTATGATCCAAACATTTACAGAGCCAAAGATGGACTGGCGTCAAATGTTGCGTATGAATATCCAAAGTATTCTAAAAAGTAATTTTAGTTTCAGCCGCCCTAATCGTAAGAGTCAACATTGCGGTGCTATATTGCCAGGTATGATGAACGAAGAAACTATTGATGTGTCAGTGGCAATTGACATGAGTGGTAGTATTTCAGATGCTATGGCACGTGACTTCATTGGTGAAGTTAAAGGCATTATGGATGAGTACAAAGACTTCAAATTAGACTTGTGGTGCTTTGACACAGATATCTATGGTTACAAACAGTTCACGGGAGATACTGCTGATGAACTCATGGAATATGAATGCAAGGGCGGTGGTGGCACTGACTTTGATGCTAACTGGACATTTATGAAGGACAGTGATATTAATCCAAAACGCTTCATTATGTTTACAGACGGTTACCCCTGCGGCAGTTGGGGTGATGAGGACTATTGCGAAACATTGTTTATTATCCACGGTAATGAGTCAATCGTTTCTCCCTTCGGCCAGACTGCGTATTATAAATAAGTAGGTAGTTAATGTCATTGAGTAGAGGTGAGATTAATCCGCTAGGTGTTTTGAAATTTAGGAAACTATCTTTTATTCCAGAACATTTTACCAAAATTTCGGTAGACGGATTTATAGATATCAAACTTATCGACCACTGGATTGGCTATAACTTAAATAGTAGGTACGCCATAAAGAAGAAACTGGCATTAGACCATAATAAAAAAATGGTCAATGTCATTGAAATAGGCATAGAAGATCCCAGGGAGATTACTATGCTGTCATTAGGGTGTCCCCACTTACATAAAACTATAAAGGATATATTTTAAAATGGAAAATGTTGAACAAGCACAAGTAGCAAGTACAGATGGTGTTGGCGGTGATATGCCTGCACAAGCACCTGCACAACCAGAACTAACTATCAATGATCTGCAAAATCTAAGAGCAGTAGTTGATGCGGCTGTTCGTAGAGGTGCATTTGGCGCCGCTGAAATTTCAGAAGTTGGAAAAGTATTTGATCGGTTGAATACATTTTTAAATACTGTAGCCCCGGCGCAAACAGCAGAACAACAAGATACCCAGGCACCAGCAGCCTAACTAGGAGACGCACATGAAACATGTGGGAAAAATGAAAAACAACGGTGCCAAGGTAATTATTGCCTATCGCACTATTCCGGGAGATTCTTACAGTGCCTTAGTAGTAGGTACTAGCAATCTCGGCGATACTTACCACGATGCTATCATGAGTTTGTTAAACGACGATAGCACACAACAGGCAAATGAATTAGCAGATGTACTTGCTGTTCGTAGATTTCCTGATGGTAACAACATGCTAGAATGGTTGCACACTCGTGGGCATCTTAAAAAGGTTCCCACTACAGGTGTAATTGTTACCCCAACACCACAGTCTAGTGTTCCACTTGATGAACTTAATGTTCTTATTGCAGAACAAAAAGGTGTTGCTCTAGATGATTTGGCTATTTCAGATGGTAGCCAAAAGACTACTCCTCGGACTGCAAATCGTGCTGAAGAACCAAAAGCACCGTCAATTGTAGATGCAGAAGAAGACCAAAGCCCTGCAGGACTAAGATCAAAAGCCGATGCTCTTTTCAAACAGGCTCAGCAACTTCGTAAAAAAGCAGACGACCTAGATCCTCCAAAGAGCAAAAAGAAAGCCACAGTAGAGGCTGAATGACACATCCAGAAAAAGTCTATCTCAACGCACTGAAAGACATTTTAGATAACGGTGATAACCGACCAGATCGTACTGGTGTTGGTACACGTAGTATCTTTGGTCTTCAGATGCGTTTTGATTTAACCCAAGGCTTTCCTGCTATTACTACAAAGAAACTAGCATGGCGGGCAGTGGTATCTGAATTGCTTTGGTTTATCGAAGGTAGTGGAGACGAAGGTCGGCTTCGTGAAATTCTTCACGGAGAACGTTATACCGATAAGAAAACAATTTGGTCAGACAATGCATCTGCACCTTATTGGGTTGAAAAAAGATTGCAACGACATCCTGGTGACTTAGGTCGTGTTTATGGCGTTCAATGGCGGAGATGGCGTAAGCCATTAGTGCGTGTCAACAAGGTTGTGCTACAAAATCACGATCAACTATTAGAATTGATTGCAGGTATTAAAGAAGATCCTTACAGTCGTCGACATATTATTAGTGCATGGAATCCAGGTGAACTAGAATTAATGGCATTACCACCATGTCATATGATGGCACAGTTCTATGTTAACAATGGTAAGTTGAGTTGTCAGATGTATCAGCGTAGTGCAGATATGTTTCTTGGAGTGCCTTTTAACATTGCAAGTTACGCATTATTCACGCATATGATTGCTCAAGTATGTAACTTAGAAGTAGGTGATTTAATTATTACCGTAGGTGATGCTCATATCTATAACAATCACATTGACCAAGTTAATGAACAACTTAAACGTGATCCATTACCATTACCAACTTTGAAATTAAATTCAGAAATTTCTGTTATTACAGAATTCGACATGGAAGATATCGAACTAATCGATTATCAAAGCCACGATGCCATTAAGGCACCGATGGCTGTTTAAACTACTAATACTTCAATAATCCCAGAGCCTTCGGAGTTATGATCTTCGAGGGCTTTTCCTATTACAGCATTGGCACTGTCTGTGGGTAGTTTGGCACAAGCATGGCCGAAACGAGCACTAGTTACTAGTAGATTACCCTTCTTAATAGTGCCTATAATTTTGCAAGGAACACGGCCTTTTAAGGCAATATAGGGGTGTGTTTCGTCGGATCCTGCCTCGGAATTCATCATATATGCTGGATTTTTACTCACTATACCTGCGACTGCGGTACTGGCACGTTCTTCACATCCTGTTACTTCTTTGGCACCGCCGATGACAACCACTGTGCCAACTTCATATGCCATGTCTGCGGCATAACGTTCGGCCAAATCTGCATAACGTGCGGCTGTGGCAGTTGTAGTTAAAACATTAGTACTTGGATTATATCTTAAATCACTGTCCGTTTTAAGGGCTTGAGCACCTGTACTAGATACAAATGTTACAAAGTGGTCAACGTTAGTAGATGATGTTGCCACAGTTACATTTATAGCAAGTGTGGCAGTAGTTGCTAATCCTGCTGAAACAGTAGTTAATGACTCAGCCGCAGTTCCCCAGAAATAATATCCAGATGCTACGGTTGATCCATTGGCATCTGCTCCAGGTAGTGTAATACCTTTTTTAATGTTTATAAAGGTACTATACAAATCCGATTCTGCTAATGGAGGAAAACTAGTATCACCATAATTAGAAATCGTAGCCACAGGAGTTGATCCTATACTGGCCTTGAGGATAGTTTTGAATGTTGTTTCATCTTTTGGTTCATCTACGGATACCCAAGATGCTTTTGATGAAGAAGATGTAGGTGGTCCAATTAATTGATAGGCAGAACCGTCAAATGCTTTTAACTGTGTATTATCAGGATCCCACCATAGGTCACCTTGAGTTGATGCATTGGTTGCAGGAGTAGTAGTTTGTATCCGCATACTAGCAACACCCTTAAATGCTTTTCCATCATAGGAAACATTTAATTGTTTGGTTGTACTGTTAAACCAAATTTGTCCTTGAACGGGTTTACTAGGAGCGTTGGCAGTGGTATTGGAAAAGTTTTCTAAAAGTTTTAAAAAGTTTTCGTTGACTATTTCTCCGTAACCAGAATAGTTTCTACCAACAAATGTTAAATTTGTAGTAAGGTCAACCGCGGCGTCATTGACTGTGGCAAGGACATTTCCGTTTGTTTTGTTTAAAATATATGGCATAATTTATTTCTTTTATCCTATAAACCAACCAGTGCCGTCGCTGAACACTGGCATCTTATATACGCCGCTGCCGACTACTGCCTCGTTGAATGTTGTTGTACTTGCATCAGTTATAAATGCCCTAGCACCTATACCTGCTGTTACCGCACTAGGCAAAGATGTTGCTGTGGTTACCACTGTACTAATTGGTCCATAGGAAGTTATACTTAAAGTAGCAGTAATTACAGTAGCAGTAATATTTGTAGCAGTCAAAGTACCTGTTATTGTTGCATCAGTAGAAGTAAAACCAATTGATGTAATATTTGTAGCAGTCAAAGTACCTGTTATTGTTGCATCTGTAGAAGTAAAACCAATTGATGTAATATTTGTAGCA